CGCCCTCAAGGCGCCGGCCTGCCGGACTCACGGCACCTGTTCGACGCGCACGAACGTACGCAGTCTCCCGGGCGGGGATGAGAAATCGTACAAGGCGGGCAATCGCTCCCGGTCCATTCCACGCCAGCCGGCCGCGAGTCGCTCCGTAGTCCGCAGAGGGCTCCCGCAACTTGCGCAGGTGCTGATCCGCCCGCTGGTCCCACGTCACCTTGCCAACGGGCGTTCAAAACGGCGCTCCCGCATGCCTATTGAATCCGGGCTTGCAATGAAAAGGGAATCCAGATTACCTTCCCCTCTGGCTCGGCCGTGCTTGACCTGTGCTCACTCTCAACTGCCTCGCTCTCTTTCCGACCTCAGCCGCTTGGCGCCCTTGAGTTGCCCGCCGGACGATTTCTCGTCGATGCTGGCGACGAGCCGCTGACCAAGGCCGGACGCCCCGGCAACCCCGACGGCGATCTCGTCGGAGATGACCCGAACCTTCCCGGCGTCGGGGGCGGCGTACTGCATCCAGCCTTCCCTTGCGGTGCTGATCTGCGCGAGTCCGGCCTGTGACAACCCCTCCGCGTCGGCGTGCGATGCCTGGGAGAAGGGGTCGTAGTCGTGTGGCGCGAACGAGTACGACTCGCCACTCAGGGCCGAGGGGAAGTGCCGCTCCAGCAGGAAGAGTGACTTCTGGAACTGCACGGGCGAAAGCGGTTTCCCGTTCGCTGCGGCGAGCGCCAGGAGTGTCCAGTCCGTTCACTTCATGAGACACCAATCGAGTCAAGTGGGGAAGATAATGTACTGTGGTTCGCATACTGAGGAAATCACCCAGCCCGCACCAACCCGTTCACCGCCCTCTCCGGCGGCCGGCGCCCGCCCCCTTGCGGAGCAACTCGCGCTTGTACCGCCTTCGCGTCCCTGCGCCGCCCTTGGCGGGTAGGATGGCCTGGTCGCTCCCTACCCCGCCGGTCGCGTGCAGGCGCGCCGCGCCCGTGGCCGCCCTCACCATCTCCCGTAGTCATGCACCCCGCCCCCGAATGTCGGCCGGCGTCCCTGCGACGGCGGCGGCAGCCAGTTGTCGTCCCCAGGATGCTGTTCGGACAGCCGCAGGGCCAGGGCATGGGCGTCCGCCCGGTCGTCCTGCTCCCCTTCCGGTGCCCGCAGGGTTGACCCCTCGATGGACGCCAGCTGCGCGAACGTGGCGAAGCTGTGCAGCAGCGCCCGCCGCTCCCGGAAGGCGTTCGCGCAGGTGTCGTACAGCAGCGCCTTCCCTTTGGTGCTCGACAGCCAGCCGGGGTTGCCGTCGTGGCCGGACGCCCGCCGCACGTCACTGTTGTCTTTCAGCCACAGCAGGACCGCGTGCCCGTGGTTGTTCCGCTCCACCAGGACGCGCGCCCCGTTGTACCACCGCGCCACCGCGTCGATGTGCGCCCCGAACACCGCCGGCTCGAACTGTCCTGACAGCGCCGCCACCTCCTCGCCCGCCTCCACGTCCACCACCACCAAGGCCGAGTCGTCGCTCGTCGGGTTCCCCTCGGCCGGGTCGGCGCCCAGGGCGTACGAGCGGCTCGGGTCGGGGAGGACGTACACCTCGAGCCCGGGGATGGAGGGTGCCTCCGGCGGCAGCTCGGACAGCGGCTCCCACTCCTGCCAGCACTGGTGTAGCCACTGCGGCGCGATCCGCTTGTCCAGGGTCCGTGGGGCCAGCGCCGCGGCGTCCGTGGCCGGGTACTGCTCGTGCAGGTCGTCCAGGGCGCCGGTGCGGTGCAGGACGTCCGCCCTCTGGGCCGCGTACCACTCCGGCGTACGGTCGGGCCGCGCGAACCACGGCAAGAATACCGGCACCCAGCCGGTGCGCCCCTGCCGGGCCGCCCGGTAAGTCCGCTTGAACGCGCTCTGCGGCTTCGACTTGTCCGCCCGGCTGAGCAGGACCATCCGCCCGCCCGCGTCGATTGTCGGCTTCACCGCCCGCATCAGGCGGTCGAGGTCGGGGCACAGGTCCGCCTCGTCCACCACGGCCAGCGTCGCGGTGTAGCTGTCGCCGGCCGTCGTCGGGAAGGCCAGCGCCCGCGACCCGCTGGCCAGCGCCCACTCGTGGTCGTTGTCCGCGGTGAACCCGCGGGCCTTGAGGAAGGCCGGCAGTCGGTCATACATGCCGCGCAGGCGCACGGCCAGCAAGTCCACCGCCTCGTCGTCGCGCCGCGAGAACAGCAGCGCCGTGGCGATCGGGTGGAACAGCAGCAGCCAAAGGGCGAAGGCCAGCACCAGCCAGGTCAAGCCCAGTTGCCGCGCCTTGAGGGCGACGACCAGCCGGTTCTCCTGTAGCAAGCGAGCGACGCGCCGCTGCTCCGGCCAGAGGGTGAACGGCACCCAGGTGCCCCCCGCGCCGCCGTCCGCGAGGATCTGACAGTAGGTCCCGCAGAAGTAGGGGAACGACCGCCGGCACTTGCGCACCTCGCGGAGGTAGCGCTTGGCCTGCTCTTCGCTACAGGGGATCACCTTCGGCCTCCTCCAGCTCGCGGTCGGCGGCGACGGCGTCCTCCAGGCTGAACACGAGCGGCCCGCCGCCCTTGCCCGTCAGCCGCGTCTCCGTGGGGGCGTGCAGGCCCAGGATCTTCGCCCGCTGCTCGATGCACCGCTCAACGCCGGCCAGGAAGCGGGGGTCGCCGGCCCCGTCGGCCTTGCTCCGCTCCCAGGCCGCCCAGTATTCCAGCTCCAGCCGGTCGATCCGGGCCAACTCCTCGGCCTTGCGGGCGTTGAAGTCCGTCAGCGCGGAGTCGAGCCATTCCTGGCGGACGGCCTCCAGGTCGTAGCCGACCTGCTGCCGCGACAGCCCGAGCTTCCGGCCGATGTCAGCCTGGGTCCAGCGCTGGAGGTAGAGGCGGGCGATCTCCGCCCGGTCCCGGCGGATCTGGTCCGGCGTGCGCCCCTTGCGACCCTTGCTCATGGAATTGGCCCTCGTGTATTTGGCCCGCACGAACTCTGCCGGATGCGCCGGGCGATCCGGGCAGGAGTCGGCCCAGGGCGCCGGCGCCGACCCCGCGACGTTTCATCGCTCACCAGACCGGCCGTCATGCCGGGGCGGGGTGCTGGGCGGCGTAGTACCAGCGCGAGCCGCCCGCCCAGCACCACAGGAACGCGCGGCGGGCGTCCGTCGGCCGGCCGCGATGGTCCTGGTAGTACAGCCTGGACCCCGGCGGGACGTCCGGCTCGGAGGCGGCCGGCGGGTCTGGCGCATCCGTCTCGGGGGGCGGCGCCGGGGCCGTCAGTGCCGCCATCACCTCGGCCTTGCGGTCGAGCAGCTGCCGCGCGAGGGCCTCGGCCGACTTCGGGCCACGGATGACGAGGCGGGCGCCGGCCACGGTCACCTTCAGCCGGGCAGCCCGCACCGCGGTTAGCAACTCGGACAGAGACGGATTCATGTCTCACTCCCTCGCAGACCTTCCGCAGACCTTTCGGAGACCTCGGTATCAAGGTCTGCACACGTCTCTTATTCCACAACCACCTGCCATATCAGGGGTTGTGCGGCCGGCGCGGGCGAAATGCAGACCTTGCAGACCTTTGCCCCCTCTCTCTCGCACGCGCCGGATTTTTTCTTGCGCGTGATTTTCGCGCGCCTTCGCGCCGGCCATAGCCCCAGGGTCTGCAAGGTCTGCAAGTCGGCCACAACCTCCTGTGCTCTCTACACTTGCGCCATGCAGACCTTGACCCCAAGGTCTGCGAAAGGTCTGCACAAGGTATGCAGGACTACAGCTATCGCAAATCCTCGCCGGCGCCGTTCAGCGGGACCATTCCACTTCGTCCTCCCCGTCGTCGCGTTCGGCCGGCGTGCCGCCCCCGGCGTCATCCGCCCCCGTTCCGTTGCCCGGTTGAGCACCCTTGACGGGCGCGGCCACCTCGACCAGTCCGTACTTGGCCCGCTCGCTGTGGTCGTCGCCCCGGTACTCGATCCGGTAGGCGCCACAGACCCGGTCGCGCACCTTCTTCAAGGCCATGCCGAACCTCGTACGCTGGCTCCGCTCGCCTCCGTCGCCGATCACGCTGTCCAGCAGCGACTGCTCCTTCACCAGATCGAGCAGCTCCTTCACCCCCACGTCCTTCGCGCCGTGCCTCGACCACCAGGCCGCCACGAAGGCGCGCCACTCGTCGGCCACGTCGGCCGCCGCCTTGCGGAAGTCCTTGGCGTTCGCCAGCAGCCCCGGGATGCCCGCCACGGCGAGGATGCCGCCCATGACCTCAGCCCACGACTCAAACATGCCGAGGGTCTGCGCGCCCTTCGGCTGGCCCGCCGCGATCCACGCCCGGATCAACGTCAGCACAGCCCAGAGCAGCTTCCCGCGGTTCTCCTTCACCCAGTTCAGCAACCGCGGGTGCCGGAAGTCCGTGCGCTCCCAGGGCGCGTCCTGCTTCGCGTCCAGCCGGCACCACAGCGTCCGGCGGATCAGCTCGCGCGACAGGCGGGTGTTGTTGCCGCTGGCCAGCCAGGTGGCCGTGTTCGGCACCGTCACCGTGCGGCTGAAGCCCAGGAGGCGATCCTTCCACATCGTCGCCGTCAGGGCGGCGGCCAGGGCCCCCGAGTCGAGCACGTGGTTCAGGTTGTCCAAAAAGAAGAACGTCGGGCACTCGGCCAGGGCCGCGGTGATCCGCTTGCGCCACTCCTCGTCGTTGCGGGCCTCGCTGATCGCCTCGGGCTCCCGCCCGGTGTTGATGGCCGTGATGCAGCTGACGCACAGGGTCTTGCCGGTGCCCTCCATCGGCGCGTCGAAGAGCGTCATCGGCGTCGGGCCGGCAATCATGGGACGGGCGGCCGGCTGGAGGGCCGCGGCGACGGCGTGCGCCTTCGACGCCTCGTCGGCAATCGGGAAGTCGCCGAACACCTCCTCCAGGAGCAGGCGCCGGGCCTCGGCGACCTCCTCCTGGGTGGGGCGCTCGGGCACCGCCGGCACCTGCAGGCCCGGGGCGGGGTGGTAGAGCAGCCGGGCGCCGCGGTGGTAGCCGGGCTGGATGACGAGTTCCCCTTCCTGGCTGAACGTCGGGCACTGGACCAGGGCGCGGAGGACCGGGATGCCTGCGTACAACGGCATGGCGCCGACATCGCGGACCACCGCCCGGGGCGGCGGCACGTTGACGATCCTGACATCCCCGTCGGTCTGCGTTTCCCGAACCCAGTCAGCGTCGCGCGCCAGGTGGTTGCAAAGCCGGTCCTCGTTGAGCAGTTCGAGCGACGGCGCGTCGGTGTCGGGATCTACCTTGAGTCGGCACACTTCGTTGCCGCGCTGGACCAGG